TCAATTAGTAAAATCAACTGTTATGCGTCAGATGTTAGACAATATGTATCTAACTAATAATAACAGAATAGCTGTTCAAGACGGACAAGTAGCTATGGATGATTTATTAACAAACAGACCTGGTGGAATAGTAAGAACTAAACAACCGCCTAATAATGTTATTATGCCATTACAAGCACAGCCTATTACAGATCAAGCAAGCACTATGCTAAATTATTTAGATTCTATTAAAGAACAAAGAACTGGAGTGTCTAGACAATCACAAGGACTATCTCCTGACAGTTTAAATTCTAAAACTGCTACTGGTATGAACCAAGTATTAACTCAATCTCAAATGAGAATGGAATTAATTGCACGTATATTTGCAGAAACTGGAATGAAAGATTTAGGTAAAAAATTATTTGAGTTAGTTTGTAAGTATCAGCAAAAAGAAAAGATGATTAAGATTAGAGGCAAGTTTATAGCAATGAAGCCTTATGAGTGGAGAGATAGAGTTAATATTAGTGTAAGTGTAGGACTAGGTACTGGTTCTAAAGAACAACAATTAATTTTACTTAATTCAATATTACAAAGACAAATGCAAGCTCTTGAGTTGCAAAAAAATGTACATGGCCCAGTTGTTAATCTTAAAAACATCTATCATACTTTACGTAAATTAGTTGAGAACGCTGGACTTGGAAGTGTAGATCCTTACTTTATGGATCCAGAAGTAGGTGCTGCACAAATGCCACCTATACCACCAACTCCTCCTACTGAATTTGAAAAAGTTTCATTGGCTCAAGTGCAAGGTGAAAATGAAAGAGCTGTATTAAATTCTACAATAGAAACTAAAAAACTAGAAGCTGACATGAGAGCCAAATTACTAGACTTTGAATTAAAAGTTAAAGACATGGAACTTAAATATAATACTAAAATTGATGAACTTGCACTTAAGAGTAAATCTATGGTAGAACAGTCACAAGTTAAACAGTCTGGAGATATTTTCAAAAAGATATTAGATGGACAGAAACAATTTTTTGATGGAAAACAACAACCTACACCAACAAACGAGCAGGGGAACGAGGGCTAAAGCCCTTTTAGACGACCCCCTACTTAAAGAAGGATTTGAATATCTGTTTGAACAGTATCGAACAGAAATATTTAATACAAGTTACAAAGACGATGAGCAACGACAAGTACTTTGGATGGCATTTAATATGCTTGATAAAATCAAAGCACATTTGTTGACTGTCATGGAAACTGGTAAACTAGCTTCCTCGGAGCTAGAACAACTAACACGCCAATCTAAGAATACTTAGAAGCGTTAAACAAAGGAGCATAATATGCCAATTGCTGATAATTCAGTAACAGGTGCTGCTGACAAAATCTTAGGATTACTGAATCCTGAACCTGAAACTCCAAAAGAGTCAACTCAGGATCAAGGACAATCAGAACCTGAAACTAAAGTAGAACCAACTCCAGAACCTGTTGAGGAACAGGAAACTTCTGAAGAGAGCCAATCTAAGTCTGAAGAAGCTCCAGTAGAAGTCGAGTCTGAAGTGAATGAGGAAACGAAAGAAGATAATACTGCATCTGAAGCAGAAGTTGAGAAACCAAATCTCCACCATGTCAAAGTACAGGGTCAAGAGTTAGAGGTTACCCTCGATGAGCTTAAAGCAGGTTATTCTAGAGATTCCGATTATAGACAAAAAACACATTCTCTTTCTGTAGAGAAAAAACAGGTAGAGGAAGAGAAGACTGTTTTGCGTCAACAATACGATCAAAAACTTAGAGAGTTAAACGAGGCAGTAGCTTCTGCGGAGTCTATGAACAGACAAAAGCTAAGTACTGAAGAGCTTCAAAAACTTTATGAAGAAGATCCTACGAGTGCTGCAAAATTGGATTTCCAAATGCGACAGCAATCAGAAAGATTACAATCATTAAGAGCTAAAGCTAATCAGGAACAGGCATCACAATATAATGTCTTTTTAGCTGAACAAACAAGACTCGCACAGGAACGTATTCCTGAATTTTCTGATCCTAATAAAGCTGATAAATTTAAGTCAGGTGTTAAATCCGTACTTAAAGATTATGGCTTTTCAGATCAAGAAATAAGCACAGTAGCAGATCATAGATTTCTATTAGTGTTAAAGGATGCGTTAGCATATCGTAACATAAAGCAAAGCAAACCTATAGTTTCAAAAAAGGTTAGTAATGCTCCAAAAGTTATAAAAGCAGGTGTAGCCAAAGGTGATAACTCTAGACGTGAGATCGTAAGGAACAAAATATCTAAATTGAAGAAAAGTGGTCGTCTTGATGATGCCCAGTCTGCAATTTTGGATATGATAAAATAACCTTAACGGAGAAAATAAAATGGCACAACCAACAAACACTTTCGACACATATGATGCAGTCGGAATTAGAGAAGACCTACAAGATGTGATCTACTCAATCTCACCAACTGATACTCCATTTATGAGTTCAGCTGCGAGAGAAGGAGTGAAGAACACATTTCACGAATGGCAAACTGATGCACTAGCAGCAGCCGCTACAGATAACGCAGTTATTGAAGGCGATGAAGCTACTCTTGATGCAGCTGCTGCAACAGCAAGAATTGGTAACTACACACAGATCATGGATAAAACTGTTGTAATTACTGGTACTCAAGAAGCTGTTGACAAAGCAGGCAGAGCAAGTGAACTTGCGTATCAAATTGCTAAAAAATCTAAAGAACTAAAAAGAGACATTGAAGCTACTTTGTTGACTAACCAAGCAAGAGCTGCTGGTAACGCATCAACTGCTAGAACATTTGCTTCTGTAGGTGCTTGGATTGCTACTAACGATGCTTTAGGTGCAAGTGGTACATCACCAACTGCAGCTGATGGATCTGATGCTAGAAATGACGGAACACAAAGAGCTTTGACTGAAGACCTTTTAAAAGGGGTTATCAAAGGATGTTGGAACTCTGGTGGAAGCCCGTCTGTTATAATGGTAGGCCCATTTAACAAACAAAAAATTTCTAGTTTCACTGGTGGATCAACTCGATTTGATGCATCTGAAGACAAGACTTTATACACTTCTATTGACGTGTATTCTTCTGACTTCGGTGATCTAGAGGTAGTACCAAATAGATTCTCAAGAGATAGAGATGCTTTAGTCCTAGATATGGATTATTGGTCTGTAGGTTTCTTAAGAGATTTCACTATGAATGAGCTTTCCAAAACTGGTGACTCAGAGAAAAGACAGTTATTAACTGAACTTACTTTGATCTCTAGAAGTGAAGCTGCTTCTGGTGGAGTATTTGACTTAACTACTGCATAATACTAAAATAGAGGGGTGGCGGAGAAATCTGCCATCCTTTTAAACAAACAATTTGTTTGGTCTTTGAAGTCAATGGCGGAACGAAGCAAACGGAGAAAATAAAATGAGAACATTAAACGATTATTTCTTAACAGTTAAAATGACAGATGTATCTACTGCTGGTTCAGTATATGTAGTTGCACCTGATGCTGGTAAGATTATTAAAATATATTCAGTATTAGGTGGCGCGATTGCTACTGCTAATGCTGCTATTACAACTGAAATTAATGGAACTGCTGTAACTGGCGGAGCCATTACTATTGCTACTGCATCTTCTGCAGCTGGCGATGTAGATTCTGCAGTACCTACTGCTGCAAACTCTGTACTAGAAGGCGGTGTAATTGAAATAATTACTGATGGTGCTTCAACAAACACTATCCCTGCTGAATTTACAGTTATAATTAGAAGATAATTAAAATTGGGGGTGGAAACGCCCCCTAATAAAAGGAATAAAATTATGAATTACGGACTAAGACATGGAACTGTATTAAAGCTAACTTCAGCAGCAAGTTCTTCTGCAAGTGCAGCATTTCCAGATAGCACAAAATATATAAGAGTAGTAAGCACTATTGCTTGTCACATAGTAATAAATAAAGATCCAACTGCTGCTGTAACTGATACTTACTTACCTGCTAATGAAGTTGAAATTATTAAAGTTGATGCAGGTGAAAAGATTGCTGTATTAAGAATTGGTGGTACAGATGGTGAATTATACGTTACTCAACTATCTGAGTAATGAGTATATTAAGATCAGTTGATCCAGATGGAACAAAGTATTTCTTTGAAGATGATGGAACATTAACTGTAAAAAACTCACAAGACGTTGAACCCATTCTTAAAAAAAACAAAAGAATGTATAATGATGGAGATGGCTATTCTGCATCTAAAGATTTAAAAAGAGTAGCTAGTATTCCAACTTTAGTATTAACGCTTTGGGCTAAAGAATATAATGGTTCTAATAACTGGTTTGGTTTACCAGCAGATGAACGTAAAAAAATTCTTAAAAGAAAATTAAATAGTAACGAGTTTCGTTATTTTAGAACTGCGTCAGGAAATTTATAATGGCCTTAACTACTTACACAGACTTAAAAACATCTATAGCTAATTGGCTTAATAGATCTGATCTTACTACAGAAATAGCTGGAGATTTTATTGCTTTAGCTGAAGCTGATTTTAACGCCAAGTTAAGAATTAGACAGATGGAACAAATTGATGAAATTACTATCAATGCAGAAACTGTAACTGTTCCTACTGGATTTATTTCTGTACGATCTTTATACATACTATCTGGTAGCACAAAATATAATGTTGAATACATTACTCCTGCTAATCTATTTAAAACTAAAGGAAGTTCAACCTCTGGACTACCAAGAGTTTATTCAATAGAATCAGATGATGCTACAGAAAGTTTTAGATTTGCTCCAACGCCTGACTCATCGTACACAGGCTATTTACAATACTACAAAGCATTCAATAATCTATCTGACTCAGTGGCTAGCAACTACATTCTTGCTGCACATCCTGCTATTTATCTTTATGGTAGTCTTTATCATGCAAGTAATTTTCTTGGTGGTATTGACCCAAATCAGACAGCTCAGTGGATGAATATGTATTCTATGGCTTTAGAAAGATGCGAAAATAACGACAGACAAGATAGCTATGGTGGTGCGCCTACAGTTCAAAGAGCAGACGTATCTACTGACTTGTCTTTCTACAGAAGAAAGTAATCAATGCAACTACCTTTTGGGGAATGGTTACCTGACCAACCTAATCATCTTAAGCAAGGAGCAAACATAGCTAGAAATGTTTATCATGCTAAACAATCTTATAAACCTGTTAAAAGTTTAGTTCCATATTCCAGCAATACAATTTTATCTACTTGTCTAGGAGCAGGTTCTTTTAGAGATGGTTCAAGTAATGTTTTTAACTTTGCTAGTTCTCAAGATACTATTTATCAATTAACTTCTGGAGCTTTTGCAGACAGAGGTGCTGGTGGATTACTTTTAACTACAGCTAAAGCATCATGTACAATTACAGTTTCAGATTATGCAAACATTGGTGCTGGAAAAACTCTTTCCTTAACAAAGAATGATGGAACAATTATTGTATTTACTTCAACAGCAAGTTCGCCTTCTACAAATGAATTTCAAGTACAAACAGATAATAATACTACAGCAACAAATTTAAAAACTACTATTGATGGCCATGCTGATTTTACAGCAACAGTAGCAGACGCAGTTGTTACAGTAACAAGAGCAGCAGTAGGTAGAGATAATCTTACAGTTACTTCTTCTGATACTACAAGACTTACTTCTACTAATTTTACAGGTGGTACTCCTCTTACGGGAGATTCTACAGATTACATAACATTTACTCAATTTGGAAATTATATAATTGTATCTAATGGTGTAGATGCACCTCAATATTATTTAATGGGTACTTCAACTAGTTTTGCTAATTTATCTGCTATTGCAACAGAAGGCACACCACCAGTATTTAGAGTAAGCGGAGTTATACGTGATTTTTTAGTTACAGGAAATTTACCCAGTAACACAAATAGAGTTCAATGGTCTGGTATTAATGATATTACTACATGGACACCTGGGAAAAAATTAGCAGATTCTCAAGATCTTCCAGGTTCAGGTGGTCAAATTGTTCACATAACTTCTGGAGAAGTTGGATATATATTTAGACAGAATCAAATTATTCGTATGGACTTTGTAGGTGGTGCAACTGTATTTAGATTTTCTGTTATATCATCTAATCGTGGAGCTGTTTATGGAAGAACAGTAACTCAAAATGATAGAAATGTTTTCTTTTATTCTGATGATGGATTTTACCAAATTAGTGGAGATACATTAATTCCTATTGGAGCAGAAAAAGTTAATCGTTATTTTGATAATGATTTAAACAAAGCATACACAGATCGTATTAGTTCAGCAGTAGATCCCTTTAATCAGTTAGCTATTTGGTCGTATGTTTCTAAACGAAGCACAGATGGAAATCCAGATTCTTTAATGATCTATAATTATGTTACCAAAAAATGGACTTTTGCTAGTATTTCAGCATCTACTATTTTTACACAATTCTTTGGTGCTTATACTGTAGAAACAATGGATGTTATATCTGAAAACTTAGAAGACCTTAATATATCTTTAGATACAGATTTTTGGTTAGGTGGACAGTTATATTTAGGAGCTATTGACGAATCTTTTAAAGCTGCTATTTTTTCAGGAACTTCTTTAGAAGCAGAATTTGAAACAGATGAAATTGAAGGCAAACCAGGCACAAGATTAAACATTACGGGTGTAAGACCTATTATAGATGCTGATACTACAGTAACTATAAAAAGCAGAGAAAAACTCTCAGACACTGCAATAGAGTCTAACTCTGGAAGTACTACTGATAGCGGTGTAAATCCAGTCAGATCTTCTGGCAGATATATTAGAGCAAATGTTAAAGTTTCCGCAGGAGTAGGGTGGAATGATGCTCAAGGTGTTGATATAATAGCAAGCCAAGCAGGTACTAGATAATGGCAGACGTTACAGAAAGAGATATTGATAATGTTAGATATTCTTTTGAAACACAAGAGTTCTTTCAAAGACAAATGGAAGAATCAGTAAATAGTTTAATTAATAAAAACAATGTAGAAACAGATAAAGTTTTTGCATGGTTTATGGCTTAGGAGTTTAAATGGCAGGAATAAAAGATTATTCAACTACACAAGCAAGCAATACTACACTAAATGGAATTGATACAGCAGAAGGAATGTTACCTTCTAATCTGAACAATGCAATTCGAGCTTTGATGAAAAATACCAGAGAGTGGTACAATGATTCACAGTGGGTAGAATATGGAGATGGAGATGCAGCTTTTACAGCAGCTTATGCTAGTGGTACTTCATTTACAATTGCTGGTGTTGATGTTACAGCAATTTATCATGCAGGTAGAAGAATTAAATTAACAGCTGCTACTCCTGGAACAATTTATGGAACTATATCTAGTACATCTTTTTCTACAAACACTACTGTAAATGTAACTTGGGATTCAGGTTCATTATCTAGTGAAGCTATTACAAATGTTTATATTGGTGCTTTGTCTAAAACAAATAGTTCTATACCAACTGGTATTGTTGGAACTACTACATTAGCAGATGGATCTGTTACGACTGCTAAACTGGCAGATGATGCAGTTACAGTTGCTAAAATGGCAGTTAATTCTATTGACTCTGACCAATATGTAGATGGCTCAATAGACACAGCACATATAGCCTCTGCACAAGTAACTTCAGATAAAATAGCAACTAGTGCTGTTACTACAGCTAAACTAAATGCTGATGCTATAACAAGTGCAAAAATAGCAGACGATCAAATTGATAGTGAGCATTATGTAGATGGTTCAATAGATACAGCACATATTGCAGACTCACAAATTACAGTTGCTAAGATGGCTGCTAACTCCGTAGACTCAGATCAATATGTTGACGGATCAATTGATACAGCACACATAGCTGATTCTCAAATCACTTCTGCAAAAATAACAAATGGAACAATTGTTAATGCAGATGTTAATGCAAGTGCAGCAATAGATGCAACTAAAATTGCAGATGGCTCTGTTACAAGTTCAGAATTTCAGTACATTAATACTTTATCATCTAATGCACAAACACAAATAAATGCTAAAGCTGCAACAACATATGTTGATAATGCAGTTGCTGGATTAAGAACTAGAATTATTGCAGAATGTGCTTCAACTGCTAATATAGATTTATCAAATGGTTTAGAAGCTGGTGATGCAGTAGATGGTGTAACTCTTGTATCTGGAGATAGAGTTTTAGTTAAAAATCAAAGTACAGCAACTGAAAATGGTTTATATCTTGCGGTAGGATCTGGTGCAGGAGCAGCATCAAGAGATCCAGAACATAATACTATTGCAGAATTGTCTGGTGGTATGGTTGTAGTTAATCAAGGTACTGCAAATGATAATAAAATATTTTTATGTACAACAGACACTGATGCAACATTAGGATCTACCAGCATTACCTACACAACTATAACTCCACAAAATGTGGGAACAGTAACTTCTATAACTGCTGGTACTGGTTTGTCTGGTGGAGCAATTACATCTTCTGGTACAATAGCAATTGATACAGCAACAACTGTTGATAAAGCAACTGCACAAACTCTTACCAACAAAACTTTAACCTCACCAAAAGTAAATGAAGATGTAGCAGTAACTTCTACTGCAACAGAACTAAACCTATTAGATGGTGTTAGTGGATTGGTTCAAGCTGATTTTACTAAACTTGCAGCAGTCACTTCTACTGCCGATGAACTTAATTTACTTGATGGAGTGTCTGGATTGGTACAAGCAGACTTAACTAAACTTGCTGCAATAGATTCTACTGCGGCGGAATTAAATTATTCTGACCTTGCAACATTAGGTACAACTGCTGCTTCAAAAGTATTTACAGCAGATGCTAACAATTTAACAAAAGTATCTGGTGCTGTACTCAATACAGAAGATACATTAACAGACGCAGCAACTATTGTATGGAATGTTATTAATTCACCAGTTGCAAAAGTAACTTTAGGAGCTTCAAGAACTTTAGCTGCTCCATCTGGTACTACACCTGCTGCTGGTCAATTTGCATCCTTACTTATTATTCAAGATGGAACTGGTAGTAGAACT